CACGGACATGACCGTCACGTGCGAATTCAACAACGGCAAGGTCTACGTCCTGGCCGGCGCCTACCTGGTGGAGGAGCCGGTGTCCAAGGGCGACGACGCCACCATCGAGCTGAAATTCGAAGGCATCAAGGGGACCTGGCAATGACTGACGTCGTGACGTTGCGCGTGGCCATCGAGGCCCACGGCGAGCCATTGAGCGAGCTGACCCTGCGCCGTCCCACGGTGCAGGAAGTCCGGGCGATCAAGGCGTTGCCGTACAAGATCGACAAGAGCGAGGAGGTGAGCCTGGACATGGACGTTGCGGCCAAATACATCGCGGTGTGCGCCGGCATCCCGCCGTCGTCGGTCAACCAGTTGGACCTGGCTGACCTCAATGCCTTGAGCTGGGCCGTCGCGGGTTTTTTCATGAGTGCGGCGTCGCAGCCATCGGCGACCTGATCACCGCCGTCTATGACCTGGCCTGGTTCTGGAAGGTTGACCCCGAACAGATGATGGCCAGGCCACTGGACGTGCTCCGTGAATCCTTGGAGCACGCGCAACGGATCAATGCGATGCAGCAGGTGCAGTGATGGCAGACACAGAAAAGGTAGAGAAAAAGGCAGTGCTGCTAACGGGCATCGACGAGCTGTCACCCAAGCTCGCGAGCCTTCGTGCGAAGGTCGCGAGTTTCAAGCAGAACCTCGATGCCACGGGTTTGGGCAGCCTGGATATTTCCGGTCTGCTGCCCAGCGGTGGCCTGGCCCAACCGTTCATGGACGGGCTCAAGTCGGCGCTGGCCTTCAAGGGTGAAGTCAGCGCGGTGAACGCGGTGACAAGCGCTCTGCAGGCGCCTGAAGCGCCCCGTGTGGCGGCACAGAGCCTGGATGGATTGAAGACTTCCATCAGCAACGTGTCGGTGCAATTCGGCTCGGCGCTGGGGCCTGCGGTCAACGCGGTGGCGGTCAGTTTGCAGCCCATGGTCAGTGGCGTGACCCAGCTGCTGCAGGACAACCCTCAACTGGTCCAGGGATTGGCGACGGGCGTTGTCGCGTTCAATGCGATCCAGACTGCCGTCAGCGGCGCGAGCCAAGCCATGGAAGTGGTCAGCCTGGCGATGAAGATGAACCCCATCACCTTGATTGCCATGGGCATCGCCTTGGCGGCCGGGATGATCATCGCCCATTGGACGCCGATCTCGGCATTCTTTGCCGGGCTCTGGCAACGGCTTGCGCCGATCGTGTTGCCGATGGTGGAGTTCTTCAAGACGATGTTCGCCTACACCCCGATGGGGCAGGTGATCAGCAACTGGGGGCCGATCAGCAGCTTTTTCGGCGCGCTCTGGAATGTGATCGTGGCGGCGGCAACGCCGGTCATCGGTTTCATGCAGACGCTGTTCGCCTGGTCACCCTTGGGTTTGATCGTTGCCAACTGGACGCCCTTGACAGGGCTATTCGCGGCGATCTGGGATCTGCTCAAAGCCTTGACCGTGCCAGTGATGGACGCCCTCAAAGGCTTGTTCGACTGGACGCCGCTGGGGCTGATCATGGCCAACTGGGGCACGATCGGTGAGGTCTTCGCCGGGATCTGGGAGGGCGTCCGCAACCAGGTGTCGATCATGCTGGCGGTGTTCAGCGGCCTGTTCGACTGGTCGCCCATCGAGGGCCTGACCCGACAATGGGGGCCGGTGGGCGAGTGGTTCAGCCAGTGGTGGAGCGAGTTGCAGGCGGTGATTGCGCCGATCAAGGCGTTCTTCAACGGTGGCTTCGGCGAGATGATCACCTCATTCACTGCCAAGGTCGAAGGATTGACCGAGGCGCAGCGCGTCACCAATGCCGAAGGCAAGGGCGAGTTGGCACCGGCGTTTTTCGGCGGTGCCAGCGAGCAGCCTGCGCGATTGCCTTCGAGCCTGGCGCCGGCGAAAGCGTCATTGGCCCCTGGAGCATTGCCGCAAACCTCCAGCAACCTCGTGCAACAGAGCGCCGCCAACAACCGCACGCAACTCGAAGGCGGCCTGACCGTGCGTTTCGAAAACGCGCCGGCCGGGCTGCGAGCCGATCCGCCCCAGACCAATCAACCGGCCCTGGCGGTGAGTTCGCGCATCGGCTATCGCTCACTTTCCACAGGAGGCTCCAATGAGCTGGCGTGATCGTTTGTTGCCGGCGTCGTTTCGTGGCGTCGGGTTCTGGGTCGACCAGGCGAAAACCCCGGTCGGCCACAAAGGCCAACTGCATGAATATCCACAGCGCGACCAGCCCTTTTTCGAGGGCCTTGGGCAGCAGGCGAAGATTCATGAGCTGACCGCGTTCATCGTTGGCCCCGATTGCCTGGAGCAGCGCGACAAACTGCTCAAGGCCTTCGAGCAGGGCAGCGGCGAACTGGTGCACCCGTGGTTGGGCCGCCTGCAGGTCAAGGTCGGCGAGTGCGACATGACCCAGACCCGCCAGGACGGCGGGCTGGTGACGTTCGCCCTGAAGTTCTACCCCGACAAACCGCTGCAATTTCCGTCGGCCACGATCAACAGCCAGAAACTACTGCTTGTCTCGGCCGACAGCTTCCTCGGTTCGGCGGTGCGGCGCTTCGAAGACGCCATGACCTTGATCAAGGCTGCACGGATCGGCATCGCTGACCTGCGCAACAGCCTCAAGGACATCTACGGGGTGATTGAACAGGAGCTCAAGCCGTTGATCGAGACCTATCGGCAACTCAGCGATCTGGTCAAGGCAGTGAAAGAATTGCCCAAGGAAGTGGCGGCCGAATTCAAGGGATTGCTAGGCGACATCCGCGAGCTGAAGGACTTTGCCCGTGACGGCTATCGCGGCGTGATTGCCAGCGTGTCGCAACAGGTGGAAGCCATTCGCAAGGCCGATGCGCCAAAACTCACCACCGGCAAGGACACCACGGCGGCGGCCCAAGCCGTCGCCGACCTGGTCCAGGACACGCTGTTGGTGCAGGCCGCGCAATGGATTGCGGCGATGCCGGTGGCGGCGCCCGCGATCAAGTTGGGCGCCACGCCGTCGGTGGCACAACAAGCCGTGCAACCGGTCCAGCGCCGGGACGTGCCGGTCGCCGATGATGTGCTGGCCCTGCGCGACGCCCTCAACGATGCGATCTGGCAGGCCTCTCTAAAGGCTGATCCTGCGCACTACCAGGCGATGAACAACCTGCGTCAGCAAATGGCTGCGCACCTGACGGCGGTGGCGTCTTCGGGCGTGAGGTTGATCAACCTGTCATTCAAGCAAAGCCTGCCGGCGCTGGTGGTGGCGTACCAGCAGTTCGCCGATGCCACCCGGGTGACGGAAGTGACCCAGCGTAACGGCGTCGCCCATCCCGGTTTCCTGCCGCCCAACGATTTGAAAGTCTCGGGAGAATAAGCCATGGGTGAGCTCGACAACGCTGTCTCGCTGACTGTCGGCGGACTGGATTACGGCGGCTGGAAAAGTGTGGAAATCAGTGCGGACCTGGAGCGTCAGTTCCGCACCTTCAAACTCGACATCACCTGGCAATGGCCGGGGCAGACCCAAGCGGTGCCGATCCGCCCCGGCGATGAATGCCAGGTGCGCATTGGTGCCGACCTGGTTCTCAGCGGCTATGTGTTCAAGGCGCCGGTCAGCTATGACGGCCGGCAGATCAGCCTGAGCATCGAAGGCGGCTCCAAGACCCAGGACCTGGTGGACTGCGCGGCGATCAACCGTCCGACGCAATGGCGCGGGCAAACGTTGCTGAGCATCGTCCAGGCCCTGGCGTCGAAATATGGCGTGGGTGTGGTCAGTGAGATCCCGGAAACCGCGCGGCTGAGCGAACACAGCATCGTGCCGGGGGAAACGGTCTTTCAGTCCATCGATCGTTTGTTGACGTTGTTCCGCGTGTTCTCCACCGACGATGCCCAAGGACGCGTGCTATTGGCCAAGCCCGGCAGCGGTGGGCGGGCCAGTGATGTGTTGGAGTTGGGCAAGAACATCCTGTCGGGCAACGCACCGATGGACTACAGCCAGGTGTTCTCCGAATACCGGGTCATCGGCCAGCACAAGGGCAACGACCAGCGGAGCGGGGCGGCGGTCAGCGAAGTCTCCGGCATCGCCACCGATCTGGGCTTCAAGCGCAAGCGGGTGACGGTGATCAGCGAGAGCGCGCAATTGACCTTCGAACTGGCCCAGCAACGGGCCGATTGGGAAAGCGTCATCCGCACCGGCAGGGCCCTGACCACGACCTACCGCGTGCAAGGCTGGCGCCAGGCCAATGGCGACCTGTGGCGGCATAACACCTTGGTGCGGGTGATCGATCCGGTGCTGGGGTTCGACGGTGACATGCTGATTTCCAAGGTGACCTACTCGCTGTCGGCACAAGGCTCCGTCACCACCCTGCAAGTCGCGCCGCCACATACCTTCGACGCCAACCCGGTGCCGCCCAAGGCGTGAGCCCCACGCTGCTGCCTGGCCACCACCGATCCCCTGTGGGAGCGAGCCTGCTCGCGAAAGCGGTGGCTCAGCTTGCATCGATGTGGAGGTGCCGCCGTCTTCGCGAGCAGGCTCGCTCCCACAGTGTCCTGCTGTTAAACCTGATTCCGAAGGAAAAACCCAATGAGCCTACTGACCCGCCTCCTGGCGCGCGGCACTGTCGTGCTCGCCCACTCGGCCACCAAGTTGCAATCGCTGCAAATGCGCCTCACCGCTGGCGAAGTGAACGACGACATGGAGCACTTCGAACCCTACGGTTTTACCAGCAATCCGCTGGCCGGCGCCGAAGGCATCGCCACGTTCCTGGGGGGTGATCGTTCCCATGCCGTGGTGCTGGTAGTCGCTGATCGCCGCTTTCGTCTCCAGGCCCTGGCCCCAGGCGAAGTGGCGCTCTACACCGACGAAGGCGACAAGCTCCACTTCAAGCGCGGGCGGGTCATCGACATCCAGACCGCCACCCTGAACATCCGCGCCAGCAGCGCGGTGAACATCGACAGCCCGGTCATCAACCACACCGGCAAGATCGTCTCCCAGGGCGACCAGATCGCCGGCGGCATCAGCCAGATCAAACACGTGCATGTCGGCGTACAGGCCGGCAATGGCCAGACCGGCGCGCCGGCGGGAGGCCAATGATGTTCATCAGCCAGAACCTGCACGCCGCGCTGACCCGCTCGGTGCTGATCAGCCTGTTCACCTGGCGCCGCGCCGCCGCCGCCGATGCCGTCGATGACGACGAACGTTTCGGCTGGTGGGGCGACACTTTTCCCACCGTCGCCGACGACCGCATCGGTTCGCGGCTGTGGCTGTTGCGGCGGGTCAAGTTGACTCGCCAGACCCAACTCGACGCTGAGTTCTACGCCCGCGAAGCCCTGCAATGGCTGATCGACGACGGGCATTGCAGCGCCATCGACATTATCAGCGAACGCCTTGACGCCCAGCGCCTGGACCTGCGCACGGTCCTGACCCTGGCCGATGGCGAGCGCCTGGACATCAACCCCGACCACAGTTGGCAGGTGACCTATGCCGTTTGAAACCCCTTCGCTGCCGGTGCTGATCAAACGCGCCCAAAGCGACCTGGCCAGCGATTCGCTGCGCCAGTCCGATGCCCAAGTGCTGGCTCGCACCCTCGGCGGCGCCGCCTATGGCCTCTATGGCTACCTGGATTGGATCGCCGAGCAGATCCTGCCAGACAAGGCCGATGAATCCACCCTGGAGCGCATCGCCGCCCTGCGCCTGAACCAGGCGCGTAAGGCGGCCCAAGTGGCCAGCGGCAGTGTCAGCTTCACCGCCACGGCCGGCGCTGTGCTGGATATCGATACGCTGCTGCAATCGAGCGATGGCCGCACGTACAAAGTGACCACCGCCCGCACCACCAGCAATGGCCTGAACACCGCCGACATCGCCGCGTTGGATGCCGGCAGTGTGGGCAATGCCGATGCCGGGCTGGTGCTGACGCCTGTGCAACCCCTGTTGGGCATAGGCAGCAACTTCACCGTGCTGGCGCCAGGGTTGACCGGTGGTGTCGCCCGGGAAAGCCTCGAATCCCTTCGAGCCAGGGTGATCCGTTCCTATCGGATCATTCCCCATGGCGGTTCGGCCCAGGATTATGAAACCTGGGCCCTGGAATGCCCCGGCATCACTCGCGCGTGGTGTCGCGGCAGTTACCTGGGGGCGGGCACCGTCGGCCTGTTCGTGATGCGCGACGACGATCCGCAGCCGATCCCCAACGCCGAGCAATTGGAGGAGGTGCGAGCTTATATCGAACCGTTGCGCCCGGTGACCGCCGAATTGCATGTGCTGGCGCCGACGCAAGTACCGGTGAACTACCGGCTGCGCATCACGCCGGACACCAGCGCCGTGCGGGCCGCCATCGAAGCCCAACTGCGCGACCTGCATAACCGCGAAGCCGGTCTCGGCGAAACGCTGCTGCTGAGTCATATCGCCGAAGCCATCAGCAGCGCCACTGGCGAAACCGACCACACACTCAGCGCACCGGTGGCCGAAGTTGCCGCCGCGAGCAACCAGTTGCTGACGTTCGGAGGCTGCACATGGCTGGAATAAGAACCGCCGAACAGTATCAGGCCCAACTGCGCAGCCTGCTACCCAGCGGGCCGGCGTGGGATCCGGAGCGCGTGCCGGAACTGGATGAGGTCCTGCAAGGCATCGCCCTGGAACTGGCCCGCCTCGACGCCCGCGCCGCCGATCTGCTCAATGAAATGGATCCGGCGGGGGTGAGTGAGCTGGTGCCGGATTGGGAGCGGGTGATGAATCTGCCTGATCCGTGCCTCGGCTTGAAACCATTGTTCGGTGACCGTCGCATTGCCGTGCGCGAGCGATTGACGGCTGTCGGCGGGCAGAACGCAGCGTATTTCATCGAAATTGCCCGTAGCCAGGGTTACCCCAACGCCACTGTCACTGAGTTCCGGGCTCCTCGCATGGGGCGCTCACGCTTCGGCGTAGCGCACTTCGGTAGCAGGGATGCGCAATTCATCTGGGTTTTGAACACCGGAGGGCGGCAAAGCCTGGGCCGACGTTTCGGTGCCAGCTACTGGGGCGAGCGTTTCGGCGTCAACCCGGGTAGTGCGCTGGAGTGCCTTATCCACCGCAACGCGCCAGCGCACGCGCTGGTGTTTATCAATTACGACTGAAGGACAACACCATGGATTTTCCAAAAAGCGTACCGGGTATCGGATTGGTCAACGGCAAGTTCGTCGACGAAGACGCTACAACCGGCACCCCGGGGTCATTGATCCCCGCCGTCTGGGGCAACAGCGTGACCACGGAGATACTCAATGTCATCACGGAGGCCGGGAATACACCGGACGCTGCGGATACTGCCCAGCTCAAGAAGTCGATTGTCGGTTTGATCGCCAGTCAGACCAAGCAGGCAACCGAGGCGGCTGCTGGGTTGATGAAGATCGCCACTCAAGCAAAAGTGACTGCTGCGACAGACGATGAAAGCGCGGTGACTCCCCTCAAGCTCGAACAGCGTTTGCTGACAGCGTTGCCGGTCGCTGGAACCGCCACCAACCTCAAGATGTTCGTTCCGGCGGAGACCAAGGTGGCGACCTTAACCGCCGATGAAATCATCGTTAGCACCGCTACTGGCGGGCGGGCGTACCGATTGGCGGGTTTCAACAAGGCGGTCAATCTGGCATTGGCGGGTGCAGGCGGTACGGATAATGGTGCTGTCGTTGCAAACGGTTACGTGGCGCTCTACGCCATCTACAACCCAACTACCGCGACTTCGGCACTGATGGCCGTCAATGCGACGGGAGGCGTGGTGCCTAGTATTTATGCCGGAGCCTCCAGGCCGGCGGGTTATACCGCTTCGGCATTGGTGAGCGTTTTACCCACCAATGCCTCGGGTCAGTTTCGTATCGCTTATCAGTTGGGACGCCTGGTTACGTTTGAAAACAGGATTCTCTATAGCACCACCGTCGGCAGCACGGCGATGACGGGCGTTAACATCGCCGGCTACGTGCCGCCCAATGCCACTCAAGTGTCGCTTTATCTCGCTGCCATGCAAACCCAGGTTGGTTTAGGTGTAGGTATTTCCGTGGCGCCGTTGGCGAGTGGCGCCTATATCGTCGGCACTGCATGGGCATCTGTATCGAATCAGGTATCCAGCACCAATATGTCTGTGCAGATGCCGCTCCTGGTTCAACAAACCATGTATGTCACGTTCGTAAACAACACCGCTGGTTCATTCAATATCGTTGCCGGCAGCTATCGTTTTTGAGAGAGATCACCACTATGTCCACGATCTATGTACAGTTTTCCGACGAGCTGGAAACCGCCATCATTTCGGTCTTCGCTGGACCGCAAAATCCGGACGACTGGCCGAGGCAGGGAGAGGTTGCCAGCACTGATCCCCGTTATCTCGATTTCCGCAATCGTTGCCCCCTCATGGGCGCATCGCGCGTTGGCGATGAGTGAAGGCCATGCGGGGGCGTCGATTTTGTTGACGTTGCACGAGGAATTCCGATGACGCTGACAATTCAAGCACTCGAAACAATCATGCCGAACGCCCGCACCCAAGCGGGCGTTTTTATTTCCGCGTTGAACGCTGCCATGTCCCACCATCACATCGACACACCCAAGCGCATGGCCGCATTCCTGGCCCAGGTCGGTCATGAGTCCGGACAATTGCGTTACGTGCGGGAGCTGGGCAGCGAGCAATACCTGAGCAAATACGACACCGGAACCTTGGCCGTCCGCCTGGGCAACTCGCCCCAGGCCGACGGCGATGGTCAGAAGTATCGCGGCCGGGGGTTGATCCAGATTACCGGCCGCGATAATTACCTGCGTTGCAGTCAGGGGTTGTTTGGCGACGAACGTTTGCTGGCCTTGCCAGAACTGTTGGAACAACCGCAATGGGCCGCCGAGTCGGCTGCGTGGTTCTGGGAGCAGAATGGCTTGAACGAACTGGCCGACCGTGATCAGTTCAACAACATCACGCGACGCATCAATGGCGGTTTGAACGGGTTGCAGGATCGTTTGCAACTCTGGGCAAGGGCGAGGGAGGTGTTATGCCAACCTTCGGCCTGATGCCTTTTTCCTTCCGCTTGCTTGGTATCGCGATGTTGCTGATGCTGTTGATCGGTGGTCCGGCGATGTTGGCGTGGCGGCTTCAGGACTGGCGGTACGGCGGGCAGCTGGCACAGTTGGCGCAGTCGCAGTCCGAGACGCTGAACCAGATCACCCAGGCAGCCGCGATGCAGCAAAAGGCCGAGCAGGACAAACGTCTCGCCTTGGAACAACAACTCTCCACCAGCGAACAAACCCACTACCGAGCCCTGAGCGATGCCCAACGTGACCAGGATCGCCTGCGCGATCGCCTTGCTACTGCCGATGTCCGGCTGTCAGTCCTCCTCGACGCCGACGATGTTGCCGCCGGTTGTGCAGTGCCTGCCGCCCCCGGCACCGGCGGCCTGGATCATGGCGCCCCACGCGCCCGACTTGACCCGGCGCATGCTCGACGAATTATCGCCGTCACCGACGAGGGCGACCGTGGATTGATCGCCTTGCAGGCTTGCCAGGCCTATGTCAGGGCGCTGCGCCAGTAATCCGCCGAGCCTTGCAAGCTTCGAATGCTCGTGTACGGTAGGCGCCAATCGCGTCGAATCAGGAGTGCATCATGGACGACATTACCGAGCTGGCCGCTGAATTGGGCAGGCGCTTGCAACTGCTCAATGCCCACGTCACCACCGCCGAGTCCTGCACCGGTGGCGGGATTGCCGAGGCGATCACCCGGATACCGGGAAGCTCGGCCTGGTTCGAGGCCGGTTTTGTCACGTATTCCAATCGCCAGAAGACCCAGCAGTTGGGTGTGCCCGACGAGTTGTTCGAGAAAGTGGGCGCGGTCAGTCGCGAGGTGGTGGAGGCCATGGCTCGGGGCGCCCAGCAGAAAAGCCTGGCGCGTTTCGCCGTCGCGGTCAGCGGCGTAGCCGGGCCGGACGGGGGCTCGCCGAGCAAACCGGTGGGCACCGTGTGGCTGGCCTGGGCCGTTGGCGAGACGGTGTTCAGCGTGCAGAGGTTCTTCCCAGGCAACCGCGACGAGGTCCGCCGACAAACGGTGAAGGCCGCGCTAGAC